ATTTACAAGGAGAAGAATGGTTCTCTAGTGGTTATTGGGATGCATTCCGCAGGTAATGGTCTTATTTCCCATGGGTGTCCGATTAGGATCCCTGCTGGATTGGGATCAGAATCCGTGAATTACGCCCAGGCAGAGGGTGCCTTGGGCGGGCCATGCCGTACCTTTATTGGCCGTACTCCTTATAATCGCTTGTGCGACTTCGGAGGGGCGGAGGCTGCTGCTTTCTGGGGCCCCACTCGTGGTCCCCGCAGGAACACCATGGAGAGCGCCCGTCAAGCGTTCTCTGAGTACTCGAACCACCCTAGCGAGTGCAATTTGCCGAAAGAGCTCATTGACGACATAATGGAAAGTGTCTTTGACGACGACCTTTGTCCGAGTTACTTCCATGAGACACCGCTTCGGAATGTGATTCAGGATTTTGACCTGACCACTTCCTCGGGCCACGATGGTTCGAAGTGGGGACCTGGGAAGACGGCGATTTGGTACAATGGGGCTCCAGGCCCCAAATACGATGAATACGTTGAGGAGGTGGGAGCCAAGATAGATGAAATCTTGGCTTGTACCGAGGAGGAACTTCGGCAGCGCAAAGGTCCTGAGATGATCTTTGAGGGGGCCCTTAAGCAGGAGCTTGTTGCCAATAAGTACGGCCCTGATGGTGAGGTGACCCGGTTCAAGACGAAAGAGAGCCGTTACTTGAGTGCCTCAGCCGTGGTAGACACGGGAATAGGAGGCGTGGCCTTTGACGGCCTCAAGAAAGGCATACTGGCCAACCACGATAATAATGAGTTCACAATGGGCATAAATGCCAGCGGTGATGATTGGCACATACTGTACCGTAAGCACACCAACTTCTTCAAGCACTTTGCCGGTGACTTTAAGAAGTTTGACAAGAGCCACATAGCTCGTCTCATGTGGGCTATTTGTGATGCCATGTTGGAGTGGATTGATTCCGAGCGCCACCGGAAGCTGATTTTGTGGTTTTTTGCTCACATCATCAATAGTCTCCACTGCTTCCTTGGGGAGTTCCACATGTGGCTGAAGTCGATGCCGTCTGGCAACGTCCTCACTACGATTATCAATATGATTATGCTTGCCTTCCTGTACAGGTATTCCTTTTACAGGTGTGGTTACGATTTTAGGTCGTTTAAGAAGCATGTCATTTTGTCGTTGTATGGAGACGACAGTTTGGTGTCGGTTGCCCCCTGGGTCGATTTCGGCCCAAAGGACGTGGCGGATGCCATGGCCGAGTTCAAGCTCGATTACACTGACCATAATGGTAAGGAGATCGTCTCGAATGACTATTTCGAGCTGGAGGAGCTCACGTTCTTGAAACGTGGGTTCAATGAAGTCCGGGGTTTCATTATGGGGAACTTGGCGATGCAGACGATCCGCTCGTTATACGAGTGGACGAGGACGGATGACGTTAAAATCATCCAAGACAACTACCGGCTGGGTCATGTAGAGTTGGCCCGCCATGGGAAGGAGATCTATGAACGGTCTCAGGAGTGGACGGCGTCTGTCTCTCAGAGTGCAGGCGTCTATGTACCTTCCTTCAACCAGGCTTACAAGCTTGCGAGAGGGGGGGAAATTAGTGCCAAGGCGGAGCGTTTTACGCTTCTCTTGGCCCCCACACAATTTATACCTACTCCACAGAGTAGGGTGTGGGGTGTTTCTGGTCCCGTTTGGGACCAGGAATAACGGTGCTTCGGCACCGGTACCGGCCTTTAGGGCCGGGTCTTGGGGTGCTTAGGCACCCCGTATGGGCGGACACTGCCCCCCGATGATCCGAAAGTAGGGAAAAACGCCGCACAGATGATTGATCAGGTTATAAGGAGCAGTACGGTGCTCCGCCATGCGATCTCTGTGTGTATATACCCCGTACGGTAAAACCGATGCTGCGTTAGGACCGACGCAGTAACGTACATAGTAGGTCTGCTGAAACACATGAAATTGTAAACAACATTCAGTTCGAGGAAGGAGGCAAACGTCTCGTAGCTGAACAACAGCCAGATATTCTGGTTGAACCTTTTGCCTCCAATGCGAAAGTGGACCTTGACAGTCTGGAAAAGTTCGCTCGCATGCCAGTTCAGGTCAGTAACGGCGTTTTAGCCACAACTGACTTGGCAGGCAATAAGTTCGCGGGTGTGTTCACTCTGGACACTTTCCTTACGAACGCAACCGACTTTAGCTCTCGCCTGGCCAATGTTGCAGGCTTCAAATTTAAGAAGCTTTGCTTCAGGCTCCAGACTTCCTGCCCTGCCAATTATAATGGCATTGTAGGAGTTTCTGCCTGGCCTAGAGTCTCAGCCAACAATTTGGCCTTCTCGGATCGCGCTGACAAGCTCAGCCAGTGTGCGATGGAGACAATGTTCCTTCCACAGGACAATGCGGTGGAAATTAAACTACCGTGGCTGTATCCTTATGACGCTTATGACAATTATGGGTACCAAGTTCCTACCACGGATCCGGTCCGTGGTATGTGGCAAATAACTCCTTACGTTATATCGCCTCTCAGGTATGGGACTGGAGGCATTGGTTTGGGGTTTGAAGTCTATATGTGGTTGGAGGGCTTTGAGACGCTGGTTACCACTGCACAGTCAGGTTCTGAGGACTGTACGGAAATTAAGCTGGGCGTTGTCCCTGTTGAGAAACCGTCAGTTTCTGAGGATGCACGTAGTGTGGTTAGAGGAGCCATTGGCTTAGGCTCGAAGGTTTGGCCAAGTGCACTATGGGATCTAGCTCGAGGTGTTTCGACTATGATGGGTCTTAGCAACCCGCGGGTTGATTCCGAGACTATCAGTGTCATTGAGAACCTAACGAGTGGAGGTGACCGTAAGTGTAAGATGCTGGGAAACCTTCAGGATGAGTCAGCAGTGGCCAGTGTGGAAGGTGATTACGACCCTCTGAGCTTTGCGGCTCTAGGTTCTGTCCCCCATTTGGCATTGGAAACCACCATAGGCATAGGGACGGCAGCGGCTCTGTTGCTTAATTATGAGTTGTCGCCTTTTAAGTCAAATAAGACAGCGGCACTCAATGTCAACAGCGTCACAGCACCATCGGCATTGATTGCCTCCCTCTTTTCGCAATGGAGAGGTGATTGCCGAGTGACCGTCATGGTGGGCCATTCTAAACAGAACGTCCGCTTCCGATTGACGTACGTTCCGTGGAAGAAGGCCTTTGGGGTGCTGACGGAAAGTGAAAAGTCCTGTCTTCCATCCCACATTTTTGCCACGGGTGAGACGGGTGAAGATGGGGAAGCGACCACTTCTTGGTCGTTTGACATTCCTTACTGTGCCCCAACTCAGTACCTATATAGCTCCACTATTGTGGATGCGAATGGTGTGAATGAGGATGGCATGGGACACATTGTCCTGGAGACGTTGAATGGGGTTACGGGCCCCGACATCTGCGGTGATATTAATGTCGCAGTTTTCATCTCTTGGCATAACATGGTTTGTACGGGCTGGAATGCCAATAATACGAACTATGGCCCGATTTTCATGGCGTCGCAGCAAGCGACACCAGAATCAGGCGATGTCCCTGTCATTCGCGGAGTGGCCAATTCAGGTCTGTTGGATGACTTCTCTGACGCGTACCCTCTTTGTGACGGGAGGATGCACATATTTCACCGCCGGTCTAAGAAGATCAGTTTTGGCCGTAGTGCTACTGCTGGTCATGGACATTTAGAGGTGGACAGTGTGTGTGGTTACCCCATCACGAGTTTTCGCCAGGTTATACAGAAGTTGTTAGACGTAAATTTTGTTGGAGCGTTCAACCGTAACGCCCAATCGTTCGCTTTTATGAAGTGTGAGTTTTACGACGACGGAGCTTCTGTGTCAGGAAACTTGATGGGGGACTTAGTGTCAATGTTGCGAGGTATGTTCAGTTATGAGACTGGCAGCCTCTCGATTGGGACCTTCCCGAACTTGGACGCAAACCGAATCGTCCTTGAGAATGCGTCTTTTAATGACGCTGGTACGGTGGCCAACTTTTCACCGGTGCCCAATGTGGTAAAAGGGCAGAGGGTTGTGGAAACTTTCCCAACTACGGCGGCAGCTATTGTCGCGAAGGTACCACGCTATTCCAAGGCTAAGATGACTCCCCTCACCCCAGCTACGAACAATGGAACTGTTCAGTTCCTTTCTAGTAGGGTCATGCCGTCGCAGCCGTTGAACTGGACGAATGTTCTGGTTTCGGATTCTACCGGGGCCACGAGCCAGTCTGCCATCCTCCGGGGGGGGGGTGAAGACTACAATTTATATTGGCGCAGGCCTATTCCTACGATGTACTCGTCGG